ATTATGGCTTCTATAGACTTAAGCGGTATCTTTAGGCAGGGTATTATGGCTGTTGGAAGACCCCAATTTTGGAAAGCTATACCTAAATATGTAAAATCTTTTAGTAGAAAGAATTATGAAACATTGATGGAAAGTATAATGACTGATAATTATTTTATTAAAGCTCGAAAAGCTGGTTTAGGATTAACAGATCTACTTACTGGTTCAGAAGAAATGTTTGTTTCAAAGTTAAGACCTACAGGTATTGGTTGGTTAATTGAGGCTTCAGAACGTGGTTATCAGGGATTTTTGAATAAATTAAGATTTGATTTATTCAAAGATATGGCAAGAAAACTTGAGAAATTAGGTTATAGTATTGAAGAAAATCCAGAAAAATTTAAGCAATTAGCGGGTTATATTGGAGCTTTAACAGGTAGAGGACCAGTCACGGGAGTAGTCACTGGAACAATAGCTAAATTGCCAGATGTCTTTTTTGCTCCAAGACTAATTGTTTCAAGGATGTATTTCTTGAATCCTAAGAACTTTATTGCATTACCAAGAGAATTAAGAATTGAAGGATTACGTGATATTTTATCAGTTTCGGCTTTTGGAAGCGGAGTTTTAACTCTTGCTTATCTTAATGGTGCAAAAATAGAGGGAGACCCAAGAAATGCAGATTTTTTGAAAGCCAGATTTGGAGATACAAGGATTGACCCCTGGGGTGGTTTTTTACCTTATGTTGTTTTATTATCCCGACTTGTTTCTGGTAAAGTTATATCATCTACCAGTGGTAAAGAATTTGAAATTGGTGAAGGAATAAATAAAATAGGGTATGATGAAATGATATATCGATTTCTTGAAGGTAAATATGCACCTGTCCCATCTTTTTTATGGCACTGGCTTAAAGGAACTGACTTTGCAGGTCAACCCTTTGATGTTATAAAAGAAACATATACAAGATTAATTCCATTAGCAATTCAGGATACTATGGATATTATTGATATAGAACCTACAGATTTATGGGCAGTGCCTTTTAGTGTTACTGGATTTGGTGTTCAAACTTATATGGCAAATACATACTATAAAGATGTTGATATTCCTAAAGAAATTAGAAATAAAGTTGATAATGGTTTATTGGAAGTAAAATTAAATTTACCTATTAGAAGAACCTTACACGGATTCCCTTTAAGCGTAGATGAAGCAGAAGCAATGAAGCAGGTTTTTGGGAAAGAAATATATGGAAGGTTATATAGTCTATTTTCAGATAAATCATACCAATCTTTACCTGATATTGCTAAAGAAAAGGTAGTAAAAAGTGTAATTACTCAAACAGCAGATTACGTAGCAACTAAATATTTTCCCCATAAAAAACGCTTTCATGACTTAACTGAAATGATTCAATTTGCTTACAGATGGGATAAAAAGAAAGCCCAAGATTATGTTGATAAATTAATGAAAAGATATGAAAGGCAATTAAGGGGGACTTTGGATTAATGGCAAAAAGAGGAAGACCTCCTAAAAAAAATAAAGATAGAGGGGTAGAAATTATTGATAAGCTTAATACACTTGCTATTAATGTTCTGGATGATCTTTTTGAAAAAAGAAGGACAGGGGACTCTATTAATTTTGATGACTTCAAAATTCAACTTCTGGCTATAAAAGAAATAAAAGACCTTTGTAAAATCAATGCAATGAGAAAAGATAGTTTTGGTAGTTTTTTTGACCAGGAAAGTATTGAAGAAAAAGAATTAGAAGTTGAAGACATATTTGGACTGAATGAATTGGAAGAAAAACAGAAGGAAATAGAAGAGGAGGTCTACGGTGATAGAACTTCAAGGAGAACCGAGAAGAAGTCGGAAGCTTAAATCAAGTTTATCTAAAATAATTGGATTTACTATTATTTCAGGATTGATTGAATTTCTTATTATTATTGTTGTCAATATGGCTTTATTTCTTGTTGCTCTTCGTTATAAACCTGAAACCCTGCCTTATGTTTTAGGATTCTTTTTAATCTCCTGCGTTGCAAGATTTTTAAGGATTAAGAAAAGTTAATGTTTCGCTTTCAGGAATATATCAATCGAAGAAATATTACTGATGATTTTTTAATTGATAAAATAGAACAGTTCTGTTCTTCTTTTAAGTTGAATTTGATTAACGATAGTGCAATTAGAATGATGTTTATTGATATTGGAGTTGAATTTGGAGAAGGATATATTTTTAAAGTCCTTAATTATTTGAGTAAAAAGTCAAAAACTTTTATCAGAGGGAAAGTCCCTACTCCTGATTTTAAAGAAGAATACGCAATACACTATCTTAATACTAAGAATGTTCACGAACAATTTCTTTTTATTATGAGGGCTTTATTCAATACCATTGAAGCAAATTCTACAAATTATCAAAAACTAAAGAAAATTGTTAATTATTTCTTTGAGAAAGCTACTGGTATTACTTACAATTATACTCAAAATGATTCTAAAATAATTAGGTATGTATAAACTAAAAAATTTCTTAAACTGGTGTTCTTATTTAAAAATATCATCAAGAGAAAAGGGAGTTACTTCTTTTTCTCCTCATTGTTGGTTTGATAGTCAAAAAATCTTAGTTCGTGAATTCTTTAGAGAAATAGAAAATGATTCTCCAGTAAGGGATTTTTTAATTTTAAAAGCAAGGCAACTTGGAGTAACTACAATTGTTTTTGCTTTTGACCTTTTCTGGATAATGCAGAATCCTTCCATCAAACTTGGATTTCTTTGCCACAACTACGAAGTAAGACCTAAATTAAGAGAAAATTTTAGAAGTCTTTATCTTAATTTGCCTAAAGCTTATAAAATACCTGTTACATTAGATAATCGAGAAATGATGCATTTTGTTAATGGCTCTGAAATTTTTTTCTACCATATCAGTTCTAAAGAAATGAGCAGGCAGGCAGTTGCAAGATCTCAGTCTCTTACTTGTATACATGCTACAGAAGCCGCCTATTATGACGCAAGTGATCCCAATAATGAAGTTTTAAAAAGTCTTCAGATTTCTCGTGCCAAAAATCATCCTGCAAGACTTACTATTATTGAATCAACTGCAAATGGATTTAATAATTTCTATGATTATTGGGTCAATTCTAAGAATAATCCTTCCGAAAAGGCAATTTTTATCGGCTGGTGGTCAAGAAACGATTATCGAATTTCTGAAAGTAACCCTTTATTTCAAGAATATTCTTATCCTCTTACCAGAGAAGAAAAAAGAGCGGTCAATTCAGTTAAACGGTTGTATGGTTATGCAATAGATATGGAGCAGATTGCCTGGTTTCGAAATGAGGTAGCAACGACTTATCAGGGAGATATTAATTTTGCTCTTCAAGAATTACCCTGGACAGAGGATGATGCCTTTAGGCTTTCGGGATACAAATTTTTTGATAGTCAAAAACTTACAGAATTTAGAAAAGAAACTGAAAAACAGGATGTATATTATCTTAATATCTATGCTGATATTAATGGAGTTTATTTAAGTGAAGCAAGTAAACAAAGACATAATCTTGAAATTTATGAACTTCCTCAAGGTGGAGAATACTATTTTTTAGGGGCTGACCCTTCGTTTGGGAGTTCTCCTGATAGTGATAATGCTGTTGTTTCTATATGGAAAGGTTATAATGATAGAATAGAACAGGTAGCAGAGTATTGTGATAATTCAATAGGGACAATAGAATTTGCAAAATTGCTTGTCTTCTTTTCGTGTTTTTATAGACCAAGTTATTTAAATTTGGAAGTAACTGGTCCAGGAAGGGTTGTAATTAAAGAACTTGATAAAATAAAAAATAATTCTTTTGATATTGGAGAGGTTCAAATTAATCTTAATAAAGAATTATATGACCTTGAAAGAATAAAGATAAATATAAGAGATATAAGGGAATATATGTATTATCGACCAGATTCAATTAGGAGGAGTTTAGCAAGGCATTGGGAAACTAACCAGGGGACAAAAGAGGCTTTGATGAATCAAATGAAAAGTGTTGTGGGATTGGGAATGTTTATACCTAAATCAAAAAGATTAATAGAAGAAATGAATATTTTTATTAAAGATGGCTCTTATTTGGGTGCTGAATCAGGTAGGAATGATGATAGAGTTATTGCTTCTGCCCTTGCGATAGAATACTGGCGAACCTATTGGGCCCATAGGCTTGTCAAATATGAAGATGCTAAAAAGATCATTGAGGTTTCGGAATCCAGAAAAATACTTGAACAGACAGGCTTAATACAAACTATTCAACCCTTTATTAAACCAAGAGTTCATATACCCGCATGATAGAGTTCATTGATACCAAAGGTAAAAAATTAACCTTTAGAGAATTGTGTTTTTATACTATTGGTATCAATCCTGCCCATCTTAAGGCAATTTTGGATAAAGGTTCAACAGGTGGATTCCCCTTAGAGAAAGCATTTGAAATTGAGCAAAAGTTAAAAAATTATGGTTTTGATATACCAATGGAGTTTTTTTTGAGAGAAAATACGAGAAAAATCCTGAAAAAATATGTAGAAAATTTAACTGAAAATCTATTTACAATAAGAGAATATAATCCCAAAACTGGGAAATTAAATGATTTTAATAAGATAAAAGCAAAATATGATATATTATTTAAAGAAATTAAAAGTAAAGTATTAGAATCATTTAATATATACAATCCTACTTTTAGCACGAAGAAGAACACGCCACATTAAATTTGGGATAAATTTTTCAGTAATTACAGTATCAAATTCTCCAAATTTAACTTCCCAGGGATTAGCAAAGTATATTTGAGGTGCAATCCATTCTTTATTTTTAATGTTGTTTTTCCATTGTTTATAATAAGTGCTTTGTGCTGGAGTCAGACAATATTCTATTCTATCTTTTGTTAATTGGTCTGTAAGGTATTCAAAAAGCCCTGAACGTTTTAATCCTTTTGCATATATTTCTTTTACTGGTTCAAAAGTTTCGTTTAATAATTTCCTTCCACCAAATCTTTGGACAATTTCTGCCCTTGTCAACTTAATAACTCTTAATATCTCATCACAACTTATCATCCTTTTTTCCTGATTAATAGCCTCGAGTGTATCGGTATATTTAAATAACTGCACGGGAATCCTTATCTTATCTTGATTCAAATCTCTGTAAGCAATATTATTATTAAACAATTTGTATTTTAAACTATTATATTTTGAAACAATTAAAACCTTACCAAGATTTACTTCTTTTAAAAAAGAAAATAAAAATTCTTTTTTTACTTCAGTAACTTCACCACTATAATCCGCAATAGATAATTTAGGGATATATGGCTGGATTTCATTTAATTTCATTTGGGGAAGAATTTTAATGATTTCATTATAGATTTTTAAGGGGAAATGATAAAATTGATTGAGGTCATAAAACATATCAGTCTGAAAATCTTTTAAATAATTCTGTCCCCAATTTTCAGGATAATCCGAAGTATTAGGATCACCTGCCAAAATTAAATTTTTAGCATTTACATAACTCTTTATAAACTCTATACTTGGTTTACTCAAATCGTGTGAATCAATAACAACAATGGTATTTGCCTTGAATTTACCCATTGCAGTCTTTGCTTTTTCCCAAAAAACTTTATTGATATTTGGAGGATGGTTTTCTATACCTACAAATTCAGTGAAATAAGTATAGAAGTTATTTGTTTGAGCATCAAGGTTGTATTGAAGTATCTTATCTTTTAGAGGGTAATAATAAGAAGAATAAAAGAATAGAATATTAATAGGAGAATAATTCTGGTATTCTTTTCTTAAGAAATCCAGAGTCCAATCAATGTAAGAATTACCCTTGCAACCTATGATTTTTATTAGCATAGTTTTATCTCAAAACAGGGCAGTTCAACACACATCACGCCTCGAAGTCAGGTCAATCCACATCAAAACAAATCTCAATTTCATATTTATATCTACCTTCACCCATTCCTCTTTCACCACCAAAACCATGAATTGAACCATATTCAAAGATGGCTTTAATTACTTCTTCATCAATTTCTTTGTCTTCAAGAACTCTTAAATGAAATTCCATAACAGGTTGTAAGACATATCGAATTGTTTTCAATGCACTTCTGGGACCAAGATTTGTTATTACATGAACAGGCTGATCAAATTCTCCATCTGTCTCAAAAATATTACTTCCGTTTTTATGCAAATACACTCTTGATTCTTCAACGAAAATCTTATTTGCTATTTTTGATCTTAAATTTTTAACCTTAATAACGTCCTTAATCTGATTAGCACAGTCTTTTATATGAGCCTTAACAGATCCCCCTCTTATAAAAAGACCATTTTCATCTTTTTGGAATCCTAATGTTATTTTTTCCTCAATATCTTCTATTGTTTCCATTACTTCTTCTTCAGCATTTTCAGGTGCTCCTCTTGCTTGAAGCCATGACTTTACAATTTCTTTGTTTAATGGAACACTCCCACAAAGTCTCTCTTGAAAATTCATTTTGCACTTAATAATTCTCCACATCCTTCCTACCTCCTTTCATTCATTCTCTTCCATTTCCATTTTCATCTCTTCAAATTCTTTTTCTATCTCCATTGCTTTTGCTTCATCCAATTTGTATTCCATAATCTCATCAATGTAATCCTCATATGACTCATATCTTCTACCATATCTCCAGTATGCCATAAAATCACCTCCTTAATTATCTTTCATTTCTTCAAAAACATATAGAATTACCTTCACAACGAACCATATTAGAATTGCTCCACCTAAAAGAAAAATGGATAGAAGCAACATAGAAATTATATTTTGCAATAATGTTAATTCACCATATTCATAAGGATTCATAATTCTTATCTTTTATCTTCTTTTAATCCTGGCACAAATTTAAACCAGAACCATATTGCTAATTTATTGGCCAATCTATTAGGAAGTCCTATTCTTATATGAACTCCCTTCAATAATTTCGCTGTTAAAAACGCTATTTTAACTCTCGACATCTTTAGCCTTAGAGATATTTATAATAAGACAGGTCATAGGCTCATACTCTGCTCCATTTATAGAGGACTTCTGGGGTGTCACTTAGTCAACCTCCCTTCACTCTCTATAAGTGTATCGCCTTTCCACAGTTTGGACCCGCTTTGTGCTTGGTTTAATGTCCCACGCACCCCCGACTTCAAAATTGAACATATCCATAATTACCACCTGTATCCTCAGGCACGTGGTAATAATATGTGCACTTCATAACATTACCCTCATTCCTTTGTTGGCAAACTACTTGTATAGACTTTAGGCTGATTACAATTATGACATCCCACAACATACCACGCCCATACATACCCACACTTTGGACAAATCCATCCACTACCTCCTCTAAGGGCTGTCGATTTTAGTTCCTCTATCTCTTCTTCATATCGAGAAATAATATTCTCAAAGGCGTCCCTTGGCCAAGACGCTTTACCTCCATTCGCTATGTATTCTCTCCACTTATCCCACTGCTCCATCACCCACTTTTGATCTAAGAAAGCCATCTTTCAGAATCCATATACCAACCATTTCCAACTTTCAAGTGAAGCATGATCTCCGCATATTACACAACAATCTTCCGCCATTCTAAATTCTATTACCTTTTTCATCGTTGTCTCCCATTTTTAACAAACAGAGCCTATCTACTTGGCACCTAATTAGAAAATCTTTAAACCTCTTTCCTATCCACTTTTTGATAATTGGAGCACCCCCAACAATTTTATGATCTCTTACCATCACCAAACAGGTAAACCTTGGACACGAAACCCACCAATTATGTATTTTCTTTAACTTTTTATCCTCAGCGTGCATTCCCACAGTTATCTCCTTTCAGGCAGGTCGGGCGGAGAGGAATATGTTCCCCGCAACATGGAGTCGGATTGGCACTGAAGGTTTGCCTCTCATTGGGCGATTCAGCTATCTTCCTTTATCCCAGATAACGCCTAACTTCAGTATTGCCCCCCTTATTCATCCATTCCCCTCATAATCCCTTGGCTTTCGCCGTAGCGGCCAGAGGCAGCGGAGTTTTTATGAGGTTATGGCCTTTCGCCACCGACCTGCCTTTATTTAACACTTTATTTAACAACCAGATTTCTTTATTTAACATGTTATATATTTATTTAGCAGTTAAATATTTTCTAAAGTAATAATTTCAGCGGTTTCACTCTTTTTTAGACTTTCATCTTCTACTTCAGTGCTTGCCCCATATAACATTGCAAGCATATCCATAAGACCTTGTTGCACTCCTCTCCTTCTTAAATATCCTTTTACCATCTTCTTTAAATCATCATAATATACTATTTCCATTGGTTACCTCCTTTCCCAAACAATTATCATACCATTTACATATTTTCTCAATTTTCTCTTCATATTCAGGCATTACTACTTCATGCCCTTGACCTGACCGTGAATTTATATGTTTATTTATTCCCCACTCAGTCTCAAACCCCTTTTCACAGGTCTTGCAATATGGCTTTTTAATCATAATTTTTAGTGTTTTAGAACACATCCATCGAGGACATAGGGGGAGGTCGCTATGGTCTCTTTTTTTAAGAGCATCCTCAATTCCCATCTTGGTTTTAAGCAACCTTCCCCTTTCTTCTTCCAATTCTTCATCGGTAAATGTTACATCGTAGAAAGCCCATTCGGGAGCAGTCTTATTAGAATCATCCTGTTTCTCAAGCAGGGAGAGAATAATTAGCCATCCTTTGGTGATATTTTCAATGGCACAATAACCTTTAAGTTGGTTTAAATAATGCTCATAGGTTTCTACTTCCCTGCCTTCTTCCGCAAGCAATCTTCTGCGGGTTTTAATCTCCGCAGGAATGTTTCCCATAAAACTATCCACCGAATACTTTATACCATTCCATTCTTTTGTTTCACCTTTTTTGTAACCCATTGCAGATAAGACTCGATATTCAATCGCAGATCCTGAAGTCCAAAGTGAGATGTCTTCAATGGATGGCTTCATTGGCTTCATTATTTGCCAATATTTCTTTCGGGGAGTTAAAAGGTCGGTTAAATGGATACCTTCTCTGGTATCCTTTCCATAATTGTTTTGAATTTCCTCTAGGCACCATTTCTCAATAGATTTATTTCTGTGAATTTCCATTAAAAATCACCTTCTTCTGCTAAAATCTTACTAAGAAATTTATAGAATTCGTCCATGTGTTCTGGTTTAACAGTAATCTTCTGGTAGACATTTCTATTTTTATATTTTTTAATCTTACTGAGGGAAGCAAATTGATGTATCTTCCCTTGTTTATCTACAAATGAATCGTTGAGATTCCAGATATATTGAATATTATCAATCGTTATTTCCTTCATTATTGGTCTCCTTTGAAAATTTTTGTTTTAATGAGTCTTTTAATTCAACAAGCATTTGAAAATGTTCTGGTAAAAGGTTATTCTTAAACTCCTGATAATGTTTCGTCCACCAATTCTTTAGTTCATAAATATTTTTTACTTTCATTGCTCTATCGTGATACTCGGAGAATTTCTTCTCCGATTCCTTTTTAAATTGATCCATATCGCTTTCACTAATTTCTTTAACACTCCCAACTTTTTTGGCATGTTCAATAACTGCTTGCACAATTGATTTAGGAATAAGTCTCATTGATGCATTTCTTGCGGCTTTAACCCCTCCCGATTCGAACCAAAACGGGTTAA